TCATCAATCTCTGCCTGTAGTATTGACTTCAGTTCGTTCTGTTCCATGTTTGTCCTTTGGAGGGCGACCCATTCGGGGTTTATCCAATTGTAATGCTTTTACCACATTTTCCAACATTTCAAGACGCTTTTCAAGTTCTTTTACTTTAGGGGCTAGATTTACCCCTTGCATTGATACATACATCAGACAATCCACTTCTGTACTGAGTTAATCGGTTTAGACCAAGTTGAATGTCCTTCATCCAATCCAAGGGCTAAGTAACGGAAAGAATCAGAGCCATGACTTGACCAATCGTGCAGTGGTCTTTCATAGAATATCTTACGCTTCTCATCGTAGTCTCTGCGGTAGTTTCTCAGGCAGTTCAGCCCTATCTGCACCTTTGGCACGTTAAACCAACATCTTGGCAGCAACCTTCTTACCGCTTGGATACCATCATCTAGTCCCATTCTGGGAGCAATCTTGACCTCTAGCCCTGATTCCTCAAGCATTTCCATTCTGCTCTTACCTGTGCCTAATTCCCTGACCCTAACGTCATGGGGCAGGATATGCTCTGCTTTAAGATAGTCGTTGTCCTTAATCCACTTCACATAATGGTCTAGTCCTACGCCATGATTCTCGTAGTAGTCCAGTAATCTGACCTCAGAGCCTACCAGTTGAGCCACCCAAATAGACGTTGAGTCACCCATTCCCAAGTCCCAAGCAGTAAAAGTCCTACTCAGTTCCTCTCTAGGTATCTCTTGCATATGTTTCTTTTCTTCTAACTCGTTGAGGATTTGCCCAAAGTAAGAACCTTCTACGGCTGCATCGAATGAACACTCGAATTCTTGGCGGTACTTATCTTCCCCCATCTCATTCTTGGCAGCCTTCAGTTCTACCTCATCCACTACCCCTGTCTCAGAGGCTTTAAACTCTAGCAAGCCCCACCCTTCCTCTTTTACAGCCCTATCCCTAAGTTCTTTAAAGTGGTTGTGTCCCTTTGGCGTACCAATAAAGAGACACCAGCCCTGTCTGTCAACCAAGGCAGGTCTGCATATATCAGTCCAAATCTTGGGGTTCTGGTCACCAATCTCGTCAAGAATGACCCCATCAAAATATTGCCCTCGGAGGGAATCAGGGTTGTCTGAGCCATATAACTGGATGCGCCTACCCCAGAAGTCCACCCTAAGTTCCGAGATGTTTGTCGTACCACCTAACGGCTCTGCATACTTAACGAGGTAGTCCCATGCCACTCGCTTGGCTTGTCCGTATGTAGGGGCTATGTAGGCGTATCTAGGGGCTTCCTTTTGGTTAAGTAACGATTCACGAATGATGTGGTTTAGGGCAGCAACAGTCTTACCGAACCGCCTGTGAGCAACCACTACTGCAAAGCGTTTGCCCTCTAATAGTTCATGCACCCTTAACTGGTGTTCCCTTGGCTTATAGGGAATTATTAACTCTGCCATTTAATGACCAGTTCAGAACCTTCTGGCCCACTATGCTCAACAGCATGGGTTTCTTTCCATCTAGCCCTAGTCTTTAACCAAAAGATAGCAGCAGCAGTATTTCCGTTCTTTGCTTGCTGGAACAAGGTTTGCCCAATACTAGCGTTAGCATCGATGCGACCATCGTCCAGTTCCTTTTTGTAATACTTCACTAGCGTATCGGAACTAATCTCTAGCTTGGTAGCTATGTCTTCAAAGGTAATGCCAACAGCAGCCAGAGTCTTTACTAGCTTCTTGTTCTCATCAGTAGGCTCATATTTTTTACCCTGTTGCATTTTATATCTCCGAAGGTTCATTGTTAGCGTTTACTAACATGGCTTTTTTGCCTGTAAATTCTTCCCATCGATTTACTATTACATCGCAATATTTTGGGTCTAATTCCATTAACCTAGCATGACGATTAATTTTTTCGCAAGCAATTAATGTGCTACCTGAACCACCAAATAAATCCAATATTTCATCGCCCGCTTTACTTGAATTATTTATTGCCCTTTCTGGCAACTCAACTGGCTTTTGAGTAGGATGATATATATTTTTAGATTCTTTTTTTAATTCCCAAACAGTTTTCTCATTTGTCGGGCCATACCATGCGGGAGAACATCCATCTTTATACAAATACATACAAGGTTCAGCATTAGGAATGTATTGCGACATAAAAGCACCAAGCCCTGATTTAACTTTGTACCATTGAATTACCGCCCTTAGTTTTAATGGTAATTTTTCTAATGCCGCATAAGTTTCTATGGATTTTCCTGACGCATACCAAACATAAAAAGCCGCACCATCTTTTGTATTTGGTATAGCCGCCATTAAAGCACCATAAAACAATCCAGTAAGGTCATCACCTTCTAGCGTATCAGCAATGATTCCTTTTCGCTTTTTTTGATTGTGTCCACCTTCATAAGCCACACCATAAGGCGGGTCAGTAAAAACCATATCGGCTTTTTGACCATTCATTAATTTATCTACGGCATCAATACTTGTAGAATCGCCACACATTAGTCGGTGATTACCAAGTTGGTAAATATCGCCTAACTTGGTAATTGGCTCGTCAGGTATGTCAGGGACATCGTTTTCATCTGTAAGCCCTACCACCACTTCTGGCTCAAGTAGTGCGGCTAACTCTTTAGGGTCAAACCCTAATATGTCCAAAGCAAAGCTGTCAGCCAATAATTCATTTAACTCAATGGTCAGCATTTCATTGTCCCACCCTGCGTTTAAAGCTAGGCGGTTGTCGGCAATGATGTAAGCCTTGCGTTGGGTTGCGGTTAGGTCTTTTAGCTCAATAACTGGAACTTCCTCATGTCCTAGCTTACGAGCAGCAGAGAGTCTGCCGTGACCTGCAATGATGCCATTGTTGCCATCAATAAGAATCGGGTTAGTCCACCCGAACTCTTTAATGCTTGCCGCTATCTGGGCAATCTGTTCATCAGAATGTGTGCGTGAGTTTCTAGCATATGGAATCAATGTAGATATTGAACGCCATTCTAATTTACGATTTTGTGTCATGTTGTATCACTCCCTTTCGGGTTGGTGAAGTTAAAAGGCTAGTTTATACCACTAGCCAAGGTTTTATTTTTTTTTAGCAGTCTTAGCCGCTTGTTTAAAAGCATCAGCAGTAGGCGCACCCTTGCTACCTACCTTACGCATACGCTCTGGGGTCTTACCAGCAGCCTTTTGTGATTCGATGCGTTTCTTCTTCGCAGCGATATTTGCGTACAAGCCCATCATTTTTTAGGCTTCTTTGCTTTGTTCTTTGCAGTACGCTCACCACGCTCAGGCATGGGCTTAGTCTTCTTCTGCAAATACTTCTGCATCATTTCCATCGCTTGTTGGTTTGTCGTTCCCATCATATTCATCCTCGGTTATTGGCCCACCACTAATCCATGCCTCACAAGTCCTCTTGGAAGCACACTTAAAATCAAACACTTCGCAATAGCCTAAGTCGCCAGCATCAATGACTTCCCAAGCATCCATCTCTGTGCCGTTCATCTCAAGACCACTCTCAATGCAAGCAAGCATCTTAGGGGTTTGGATAAAGGCAGCGCAGTTTCCGCAACGAGACTTTTTAGCCTGTGCGGGTGAAATTCTCCAAGCCTTCGAGATGTCACGCCAATAATCCATGTTCGGCTCATTGGGGTTCATCGGGCCGTAGTTCGCCTTGTCAATAGCCTTTTGTCGGCACTCAAGATTGACCTCTACGTCACCTGTGGCAACTGGACACGCTTCGCCCTTTTTCTCTTGGCTTTGTATCTCAATCTCAATTTTTACGGATGGCTCTAATAATCCAGACATAGGTGTCCCTAGGAGTTTGTATCATTATCACATAAAAAAATAGAGGGAACAAGTCCCTCTAAAAACTCAATGGCAACTGAGTGCGTCCATTGTGCGCTAACCAAATAGTTTTGCAAGCGTTAGATTTAGAACACTCATCTCGTCTAATTTCATCACAGACCATATCCTAGCTGACCCATGTATGCCATTGTGTGACCCTTGATGGCAATCCTTGCATAAAGGAATACATAAGTATTGGTTATGCTGAACAATGTGGTGTGCATCGCTTGGAGGAGAAGCGTTACAGACCCCACAAGGCAATTCTTTGACCTTTGCCAAGTGGAGTCGTTCCCTGTTATTGGGTCTGTTGTTCATGCTTCATGCCTCTAACGAAAGAAGCAAAACTATGAGATGTATCACCAAAGGCTTTAAGTTTGTCAAACTCTTGGGCTACTTCCTCAAGAGTGTCGTTTCTGATTTTTTCTACAAACACCTTATCATGACCCCAGCG